CAGAAGTCTATCAAGTTTTCATCAAAGCAATTGATTGAAGATAAGATCAAAGCACTTGGATTGTCTGATTACTTTGACTGTCAGCGCGACTTAATTAGGCGTATTGGTGGTGATGGTGTGATTCTGTTTCAAGGGATGCAAGACCACACGGCTGACTCGATCAAGTCATTAGAGGGGTTTAAACGCGCATGGATTGAAGAAGCCAATCGGCTATCTGATAAGTCATTGCGCTTGCTACGTCCAACGATGCGAACAGAGGGTGCTGAGATATGGGCATCATGGAATCCTGAGTCAAAACATGATCCGATTGATGACTTCTTGCGAGGTGAGTTTACACCTGACAACAGCATCGTGGTTGAGGTCAACATTGACAACAATCCATTCGCAGGAAAAACCCTACTTGATGAATATAAAGCAGATCGTCAGCGTGCTATTCAGATGCAAGAAGCAGGCGATGCAAACGCATGGGCTTTATTTGAGCACGTATGGCGTGGCGGTTATCTTGAGTTTTCAGACTCGATTGTATTCAGTGGTCATTATGTTGTTGAAGAATTTGAGCCACAGCCTGACTGGGTGGATGTTTATTACGGCGCTGACTGGGGCTTTGCTAAAGACCCAACCACACTGAATAAAATATGGGTACATGATGATGTTTTATATATCGAACATGAAGTGAATCAGGTTGGTTGTGAAATTGACCATTTGCCAAAGCTATTCGATGAAGTGCCAGGTGTAAGAGAGCATAAGATCAGAGCAGATTCAGCACGACCTGAAACAATCAGCTACTTAAAGCGACAAGGTTTTAAGATTGAGTCTGCAGAAAAAGGCGCAGGAAGTGTTGAAGATGGCATCACTTACTTAAAGAAATTTAAGAAGATTGTCATTCATCCACGTTGCACTGAAACAGCGAGAGAATTCCGCCTGTATTCGTACAAGGTTAATCGTGCGGGTGATGTGTTACCTGTTATTCTTGATATGTATAACCATCATATTGATGCAATCAGATACGCATTACAGCCATTAATCAAGGGTAGAACACCTAAAAAACCTGCAACGGCAGGAAGTCGAACATTTTAACTAAGGTACCAACATGGCAAAGTCTAAAATCAAGGACAAAGCGTCTAAAAAGGCTTTGTCTAATGGATCCTTATATTCTCAAGAAGCGGTCAGTCAATTTTATAAATTCAGTAAGCAAATTGATTTAGATGAGACTTTACGCAAGGCAGGGATTCAGCGCCATCGCTTAGCAATTCTTCTTGATGATGATGAAATATCACAAGCAGTGGAAACGCGTATAGATGCTTTATTGGCTACTCCTTTTAGATTTGAGCCAAGTGATACACCAGAAGCCATTTTATTAATGCAAGAAATAAAGGAATGGTTTGCTGAGATTGCAACGGCTTCAATTAACGCTTTGCTATTTGGCTATTCAGTTCAAGAGTTGGTTTACAACCAAGATGGTGATTACATCGGTATTCAATGGATCGGTGAAAAGCCAATGGAATGGTTTGAGCCTAAGAATGATGGTCGTTTAATCTATCGACCAGATGGCACAGGTCAAGAATCCGAAGTCGATCAAGTCTTTAAATTCTTTATGACACAGCGTAAATCAACTTATAAGCAGCCTTACGGTAAAGCATTGCTGACAGTTGTGTATTGGTTGGATTTCTTTCGTAAAAATGGCTTTAAGTTCTGGGCGAAGTCATTAGAACGTTTTGGCACACCGATACTTCTAGGAAAATGCAAAGATTCTGATCCATCGGAAATGAATCAAGCATTGCTAAATGCCCATGCTCAAAGTGTTATCTCAATTGATGCGGAAGATGATGTACAAATTTTATCTGCTGCATCATCGAGTAATGCGGGTGCATCATTCGAGACTTTTAATAATGCGATTATTCGTCAGATTCAAAAAGTAATCTTAGGGCAAACACTCACAAGTGGCACTGATGGCACAGGTAGCCGTGCATTGGGCGAAGTGCATGAGAACGTGCGAAAAGATAAATTGAATGCGGATATTCGATTAGTAACACCCACATTTCAGGCTATTGTTGATGCACTTTGTGCCTTAAACGGTTGGGGCAAGCATGAAATCATCTTGGGTGAGAAGTCTAAGCAGCTCAATAAAGATCAAGCTGAGCGTGATGTTCAGCTAAAGAATGCAGGTGCAGTATTCACAACGCAATATTTTATTCGTGAGTATGGATTGCAAGAGGGTGATTTAGCAGAATCTTTGCCAAGTCAACCACCACAACCGCAATTTAAGGCATTACCTAGTCGTCCGTTTAGTTTTGCCGCAAGTGTCAATGGTCTATCACAAGAGCAGCAAGAGCTTGATGAATTGGCAGAGCAAGATTTTAAGCTGTTCTCCGATAAAGATATGAAAGACCTGATTCTGAATAGCAACAGCATCGAGGACTTGCAGGCGCAATTGTTTTCATTGTTGAAAGATGCGGATAAAACTCAATTCAATGAGCTAATGGATAGAGCTTTATTTGCCGCTGATATTCTGGGATATGTGCATTCTAAAGAGGGTCGTTAAATGGATGATATGACGCTCTTGCAAGCTATCCAGTTTGCACGCTCTCGCAAAGTTTTACTGCCTGCTGAGTATTACTCACTTGACCTTACATCACGTCAATACGCATCAACTGTGAGTTATTTAGCTGGGCTTGATCAGATTGAATCTGTGTTGAGTTCAGCCTATAAGGTTTTGGAAAGTGGTGGAACCTTTGCTGATTTTCAGAAGTTGGTAGATGAAAGCGGTATTGAGCTATCAGAAGCGCATTTAGATAATGTATTTCGCACCAATATTCAGAATGCTTATGCCCGTGGAAAGTGGAGTCATCAGCAGCAAAATAAGGACAAGCGACCTTATCTTGAGTATATGGCCATCAATGATAGTCGAGTCAGACCAAGCCATTTGGCTTTGGATGGTGTGATTCGTCACATTGATGACCCATTTTGGCAGAAATATTATCCAAACAATGGATATCGCTGTCGCTGCACTACAACTGCAATCACTGAAAAGCAAGCAATCCGAAAAGGTATAACGCCTGATGATGATCTGCCCGATGTGCAACCAGATAAGGGTTGGTCATTTCAACCAGCTAATTATGACAATCATCCTGATGTAATTTTAAAGTCACGTCAGGAGCGTGAAGTGGGCAATCAGGCAGTGAATGATGCACTTGTTCAACAGATTACAGCGCAACAGATCGAGCTATCTGCTAATGAAATGATTAAGAGAACATTGACAGATGTTGATGCAAAACAATTAGGCGAGATGGTCGAAAAGACCATAAAGCTTGATCCAGAAGTCAGACCAAGTGATTTGGTTTTCACTCTAGGTTTGTCAAGCGAGACAGACAACCAACTAACCGAACTGCTAAAGCTTTCCGCAATTCAGAAAGATCAACAAGGCACAGTAGGCAAAAGTATCTGGGATAAGGTGACTGGTGCATTTAATCGTTTGTTTAATATTGCTAAAAATGCTGCAAGCAAATTAACAGGTAATTCTATCCGAGGGCTAGATGGCTTGAATCTAAATGCAGGCAATATCATCGGCATTCAGACACCAACGCTATTTAAGCAAGCTGAAAAGGTTGGAAAGCAAATTACCATACTTGATGCCAAAGGCATTGCCATTGATCTAAGCAAGATCAGTGGGCTAAACGGCGCTTTGCTTGCACCTGATTTAAATCTTGAAGTTGTAAGCAATACAGATGATTTACTTGTATTAAAACGCACAGATCAGAAAGCGAGTCGTTACTTCGTAGCGAATCAGACAGTGATAAGTCTTTATTAAATGAATTTAACCACAAGGCGACCGATAGGGTCGCTTTTTTAATGGGTGAAATATGGCAGATGAACAAAACAAGTTCTGTTTTCGGTTGAGTGAGATTGCTTTAGATCAGCCAATTGAAAACAAGAAGCGCACTTTTTCAGGTGTTGCTTATAGCGGTGAAGTGATTACTGACCATTGGTACTGGAAGCAAGTCATTTTTGATCTTGATTCGATGCAGATTAAAGGTCGGATTCCTGCATTGCTTGAGCATTCGTCTGACCAGCGAGCAGGCGCAATTGAAAGCCATTCAATCAGCTATGAATCAGGATTAACTGTAAGTGGCATCTTGCTTAGTAATGAATTTGGTACGCAAGTCGCTACAGATTCAGATGATGGCTTCCCGTGGCAAATGTCAGTACGCATTGAGCCATCAAGCATTGATGAAATTCAAGCAGGCAACACTGTCACAGTGAATGGCAAGTTATTACATGGACCAATCACGGTATTTCGTGGTGGTCGTATCAGGGAAGTTTCATTTTGTGCCTTGGGTGCAGATGAAAACACAATGGCTGTGGCAGCAAGTCACAATCCAAACAATCCAAGCGAGGACACAGACGTGACCGAATTAGAGCAAGTAAAAGATGCCTTGAAACAGGCAGAAACGGAGCGTGATGCTGCACAAACTGAACTTAAACAGTTTAAAGCACAGAAACGTAATGATGATATTGCAGCACTGGAAACTGAATTAAAAACTCAATTTAGTGCTGAAGATAAAGCAGCATACACGGCGATGGATGATTCAAGTTTTTCATTCACAGCTAAGCAATTGCGCCAGTTTTCAGCGAAAAACACGCCTGCAAATGCTGGCCCAGCTCATTTATTCACTCATCAAGCGAAAGCCGATGAAAGTAATGAAAAACAAACCTTTGGTGCTGGTTCTCTCGTAGACCAAGCAAAACAACGCAAATAAGGGGAATTAAAAATGGTTCAAACAGTAACAGACAATCACACAGCAGTAAGTGATGTAATTGCGTGGGAATTAGAAGGTAATCATCGTCCAAGTCGTGAAAACGTGACTATTGCAGCTAGCCAAAGTCTAGTCAACGGTCAAGTAATTGCATTTGATGGTACTGGGAACGTTATTAAGTTTAGCGTGCAGGCGACCAACGCTGCGGCAGGCATCTATATTGGTGATGCAGTGACAACAGTCGCAGGTCAAACAGCCAAAGGTGTAGTTATTGCGCGCGATGCACGTTATGCCGAAGGTAAATTGGCATATGCAGCAGGCGTTACCAACGGCGAGAAAACCAACGCAGTAGCAGCACTCAAATTACTTAATATCACCGCTGTACGTTCAGCTTAAAGGGGCTAAAAAATGAATTTAGATCAATCAGTGTTTAGCACAGAAGAGCTATCTTTAGCGATTACAAACTTACCAACTCGAATCGGCAATCCATCCGACATCGAATTGTTCCGACAAATTCCAGGCACTACAAATAGTTTTGGTGCTGAGTTTATGACAGAAACAAACATTCTTGTGCCGACAACTGCTTGGGGTGGTGTTGCACCTAAAAATAGTTCAGGTACTCGCATTGCGAAGTCTTGGACAATTCCACACATGCCGCTTGAAGATGTTGTTTTGGCATCTGATGTGATGGGTGTACGCGCATTCGGTAGCACTGCTGCTGAAACAGTAAGCGGAAAAGTATTGGACCGCTTGCAAGCAATGAAAAACAAGATTGACACAACACTTGCGTTTCGCCGACTAAAAGCAAAGCAGGGCATTATTGTTGACGCTGATGGGTCAACGATTATTAACTACTTCACAGACTTTGGTGTCACACAAACTGAGGTCGATTTTGATCTAGGCACAGCAACAACTAATGTTGCGGCAAAATGCCAAGACGTAATTGATTCTATTGAGGATGCATTAGGTCAAGAGATTTACACATCAATCGAAGTTGAAGTCGATCGTGCTTTTTATGATGCATTAACAGCACATAAAAATGTTCGTGAAGTTTTCTTGGGTTGGTCTGCTGCTGAGCAAAAGCTAGGACGTTCTAACACGTCAGGCTTTGAATTTGGCGGATTAAAATTTGTTGTGAATCGTCAGTCAATCGGCGGTACACCGATTTATGCGACCAAGACAGGTACAGCATATCCACGTGGTACTCAGGACGTGTTTGTTACTGCATTGGCACCTGCTGACTTTAACGAAACAGTGAATACTTCCGCATTGCCTTATTACGCTAAGCAGCGCATCAAAGACTTTGATCGCGGTTTTGATTTGCATGTTCAAGCAAACCAATTGCCAACCGTATTGAAGCCAAAGGCACTGGTAAAAGTTAAATCAACTACATAACGGTGGTGACTCATGTACGCAACCCGTGATGACATGGTGACGCGTTACGGACAGGCAGAAATATCACAGTTAGAGCGTTATTTGATGGGGGGTGAGTCTGTTGAAGCTGCCATTGCAGATGCAGACTCAATCATTGACGGCTGGATTGGTGCGAAGTATACAATCCCGCTTGAATACCCACCCAACAATATAAAAATCTTTGCCTGTGATATTGCACGTTACTTACTTTGGAAAAGTAAAGCATCTGAAGAAGTCCGTAGACGTTATGAAGATGCGATGAGCTATCTAAAGGGAGTCTCAAAAGGCACAAACGTTTTACTTGTTAAAAATCCAACAACTGAAGAAGTTAAACCTGCCGCTAAATCACCTACTGCCATGCCAATGGGTACTACATATCGTGGCGGTGTTTTTAGTGATGATGTTTTAAACCAGATGCCAAGCATCAAGTGAGGCAATCATGGCAGATAGACAGGGGTTTTACTTTCAAGGTGAAGAAAAGTTAAAGGATTGGCTTCGCAAGGTAGAGTCGAAAGCAGGCGACCATAAAGCGCTTTATGACGAGCTAGGGGATATTCTGCTAGATGGTGTACATGATCGATTTAAGCGTGGTGTAGCGCCTGATGGCAGACCTTGGCAAAAGTCATGGCGGGCAATTGCTCAAAATGGTCAAACATTAAGGGATACGGGGCGACTATTAAACTCGATCCGTACTCGACTTAATAAAAATGGCGTTTCAATTCTTACCGACGTTCTATATGCAAAGTTAATGCATTTTGGCGGCACGATTCGAGCCAAGAATAAGCCTTATCTTGTTTTCAAAACACCTACAGGCGGTTGGGTCAAACGCAAATCTATCACCATTCCTGCACGTCCAATATTTGGCGTTTCAGAAGATGATGCACAAAACATGCTGTTGGAGATTGAAAGCTATTTGGAGGATTTATTGAAAGATGCCAAGTAATTATTTTGCGCTTGAGCCAATCATTAAAGAGCATCTGCAAGACATTGACTCGATTCAAGCTGTTTACACGCCTTTTTCTGTTGATGACATGCTGCAAGCAACGGCAGTAGCGCCATCAATTAGCATCATTTATGTGGATGATCGAGTGGGTGAGTCGGTAGGAAATGGGACAGCAAGTGTTGTGTATCAACAATGGCTTATTGTTTTGTGTGTTGAGGATGCAGGTTCACAGCTTGAAGATACAACACTGGTTCGCAGTGCAGCCAGTCCTTTTATCATCGAAATCTTAAAGCGCATGCAAGGGTTTAATCCTCAAGTTGCAGGGTTTAAACAATTCAAGCGAGCAAATGCAGGCGTTCAACATATGTCAGCAGCAGGCAAATTATGGCTGCCGTACCTATTTGAATGCCAAATGATTAACAGTTTCTGAGGTATTTATGGCAAAGCAATACAAGGCTTTAAAGCCAATTGGTCGCTTTAATAAAGGTGACTTCATTGGTGGCTTAACAGAAGCAGAGATTCAAAAACATAAACAACTTGGAAATATTGAGGAAGTCAAAGTTCAAGTTGTCAAACCTAAAGAGGTAAAGGCCAATGGCTAAGCAGTATATTTCGTTGCAAGGTAAATTATATTTATCGCCAATTGTCGCAGGTGTGGCGGGTGCAGCTCGTCATGTGGGAAATGCGCCAGACTTTGAAATTGAGTTGGATGGTGATGTGATTGAACATCAAGAGTCAACATCGGGTCAACGTACTACTGACTTTATGATGACGAAAACTCGTAGTGTGAAATTCAAAGGTACTTTAGAAGAAGCGAGCAAAGAAAATATTGCTTATATTCTAAATGGTCATGCAACCGCAATTGCAGGCGGACCAGTTACAGGCAAAAGTCTTGGCACTGTGGCTGTCGGTGTTGAAGTTCCATTGGGCGGTTACAATGTCTCAAATGTGGTGATTAAAGACTCGACTGGAACGCCAGTTGTTGTGGACTCATCAAAATACAAAGTTGATGCAGCTTTCGGCACAGTAACGCTTAATGATGTGACTGGTCTGACCATGCCATTAATTGCGGACTTTACCGCAGGCGCGGCTTCTGTGACGACAATTAACGACAAGGACAGCGCAGAGTACGAGCTGACTTTCCGTGGCATTAACACAGTAGACAATAGCAAAGTGGAAGTGAAGTTGTGGCGCACCAAAAAGGATGCTTCTGCAACATTCCCATTGATTCATGAAGAGCTTGGTTCTTATGAAGTTAGTGGCATGGCGTTATCTGATGTAGACAAAGGCAGCGATTCAAGTCTTGGCTTATTCGGACGTATTGTTCAAATTGCAGCGCCAGTTTAAGTAATACATGCAGGCACAGGGGCGCATTAGCGTCCTTGCGAAGCTACAACTGCTTCTCATGTGCCTGTATTTTAGGATTCTTTCTATGAATGACTTTTTTCTTTTAAACAATGAATCGTTGCAACATACATTCAT